ATTCCACCAATAGCAGAAAGGAATGGTGTATCGTTTGGAGTTACATTAAATAACTCACCCACATAATTGGGGAGATCGTATGAATCTCCCAATCCTGATACTGCACCCATTTTTTAAATCTCCTTTACTTATCTTTTAATAGTGCTTTTAATTTGTCTGCTTTGAGAGCTGAACTTGTGGACCAATCTCCATCTGCTTGTGCTTGTGCAATTTGGTCATCTAGTCCTACTGGTTCAACAGGAACTGATGCTTCTATTACAGTATCTAAATTGTCTTGACCAGAAACAACTCTTTGTCGTTGCAATTCTTCTTGGGTTGGTTCTGCTGGTGCATCACCCCAACCATATTGAGATGCAAAATCTTTTATTGCATCTGCTTGTAACTCACCCTTATACAAGTCTTTTAATGCTTTACCTGCACCATTGTCTGGATCAAACCCTGCATCTTTAATAGCGTTAGCCATTTGTACAGACTTAAATTCCTTCTCTACTGATTCAAGTTCTTTAATGCGTTCACGCATTTGCTTTATAGCATTATTGTCTTGCATTTCTTCTACTGTATTTTCGTTTTCCATTTTTTCTCTCCTACACCAAGTTTTCTACTAACTACATAATCCTTGGGAATATTATGCGATAGGCGACAAATAAATAAATTTAAGAATAACTAGAATTGTCAGCCACTTCTGGGCTATTCAGATACTAGGCGATTTGTAATACGCAGTTTATACGCCAGAAATAAACTGGAGAGTGCAGAGTCAATTTATATTCGCAGACTACCACTATGCGATAATTTTATTATACCACTATATCTGGTATGTCAAGGATTTAATACACAATATATTGTGTTATTCTTCTACGATTCCTGTAACTCTACGACCTTGCCTAGCAGCACCTGTGGTAGGCGTAAACTCTGATAATTGTTCTGCTCTAAGTCTTTCTATTTGTTCTAATTCTTCAGGGCTTTGGAATACTGCTGCTTCTGTAAACTCTGTCAATCCTATTTGTTGTTCAGGTGCAATACCTCTAGCAGCTTGTAACTGTTGTAATTGTGGTAATTCTCTTTCAGCAGTAGCAAATAATCTTCTAGCTTCTGCTTGTGATAAACCTGATCGTTGTATTCTCTGTGCTTCTTCTAATGAAATAGTAAATCCTGCTCTCCTTGCTTCTCCACCAATTTGAGCTGTAGTAATCTTACCAGCAACAATATCTTCTCCTACTGTTGGGTCTAATGCTCCTAAAAATATTGATTGTTCATCAAGGTCTATACCAAAGTTATCAGCATAAAATTGTTGTACTTGTGGTATATTTTCTTGTATTCCTTGATATACTGCTGCAACTCTTTGTCTAAATTCATTAGCAGATACTTCATTCTCTAATAAATTAACAAATCTATCTTGTAATATATCTAAAGAAGTTTGTCTTGGTACTCCATATTCTGCAAGTGTACCTATGTAAGAATCTTCTAATGCAAAGTAAGTAACCTCATCATATCTAATCTGACCTCGTTCTGTTTTATTACCAGGAAAAATAGTATCGTATGTTGGGTCTTGTCTTGTTTGGCTAATAGCTTGTTGTGCATCTCCTGTGTTTTCCCAGTAATTTACAAATAACTGTATAAAACTTTCAGGTAATCCTGGATATAACGCTCTTGCTTTTTCTAATAAACCTTCCATTATCTATTAGCTCCTAAATCTTGTTGTATCTGTCCTTGACCTATACTTCTTTGTAAATCATCTAATGCTTGATTTTGCACTCTTTCAACACCTTGATCTATTCCTTTTTCTCTCAATGTTTTATATGCTTTCTCAATGTCATTGTCTTGTACCATCTTTATAAACCAGTCTTGTGTTTCATCTACTTCTTGACCCCACACTTGATTGACTAAGTTTTTATAAGGTTGCACAATATCATTGTAAGTCAAAGTTGGATTTGTGTAATTACCAAACATAGCAAGTCTTTGTTGTTCTAAATAAGATTTTAATTGTTCTTCTGCATCAGGGTCAGACCTTAATAATCCTGCTTTTTCTGCAATCTCTGCGTTACTAGCGTTACCAAGAGAAGGACCTAAATATCTTCTATATAAATCTCTTACTGTTTTTTCACCTACAGATAATCTATCTAGTGTTCCTACACCAACACCTTCTATAAAGTTCACCATACCTGTATCTCTAGTACCAGGTTTATAAGGATCAGCAAGTAAAGCTATCTGTTGGTCTGTATAAACTTGTGTCCACATACCTGTAACTGCTTTATCTGCTACCCAAGATACTAAAGCATCTGGTGGACTTGCAATACCATTTGCTTCCATAGCAATTTTTACTTCTATTTTTTTATCTTGTATATCTTGTTCTGCTTGTTGTGGTTGTGTAAGTAATGTTGTAAGCCAAGTCTTTTGTGCAGTAGTAGATTTCCTGTACCAATCAGAACCTTCATATCTAACTTGTGTAGTTTCTGGTGTCCATTGTTCCAATGCTTGTTCTGCTAAAAACTCTATAGCTTCTTGTTGATAAGTTACACCAGTTAAAGGATTTATCTCTGTGTCATTAAGCCAAGGATTTACTCTTTTACCAGCTTCAAAGTTTTCTGTGAATCTAATAAATGGATGTTCAACATCATCTGTTAATTCATCTGTACCACCAACAATAATTCCATATTGGTTTAAATCTTGTACTGATCCAAGTGATACATTTATCTGTGGACTTGCACCTTTTGTTAATATTCCTGCTTCATAAACATCATTGTTTAATACTTCATACAACATAAAGATTGGATTACCATTGTAAAGTTGTCCATATGCACCAGGTACTTCATAACCTAAAAAGAGTTGTCCACCTGCTTCTATCAATATAGAGTTCTGTGGTACATTGTTAAACTCGTTAAGTTTGTCAGATACTACTTGTCCTGGTCCTACTTCATCTGTACCTTCTACTGATATATCTACAATTCCACCTTCTACTGGTTGTGTTGTACTCCAACCTCTACTTAAATATTGACCAACATCAGTAGCAGGAACAGTTATAGGATTTTCACCTCTTTTATATAAAGTAATCATTTGATTATTTATATTTATAACTTCTGGTTCACTAACTAAACCTAATATATCTTCTATAGATTTATCTGATGTATATAAATCTTCATTCTTATCTGGAAACTCATCTAATTCCCAAGCCCATTTAAAACCTTCTGGTTTACCTGGTTTTGTAGAAGTAGCCCAAGAACCACTATCATATCTACCCCAGTACAAAGGACCTTCATCTGCACCACCACCTGCACCACCTGGTGCTGTATTTGTATCTATAACTACATCTTTATTTTCTTGTACTACTTCTTTTGCTGTTTTTTTTGAACCATCAGATACATCTACAAATTTATTTGTAAATGTATCATATCTATATTTTCCAGATATACTTTCCCACCAAGTACTTGCAGTATTTTCTCCTATGTTACCTGATACTGCATCAATAAAATTATCTAATACACCACCTTTATCTGGTGTAAAAGCATCTCCTAAAGCATTTACTGCTGTAGCAAAAGTTTCTTCCATTAAACCTGTTGCCATTTTTACACCATATCCTAAACCTAAGGCTGATAATCTAAAAAGAGAACCTAACCGAGATGCAGTATTTGAATCATCATTACCTAATGCAACAGTTAAATTATTAAATATTTCATTTTGCAATTCTTTAAATTCTTTATCACCATAAACTATAGAAGGATTTTCTAATGTTATTTTTGCTCTTTCCATAGCACTATCTAAAGTGCTACCTTCTAGTCCTAATTCTTTGTTTATCTTATCTATTTCATAAGATGTAGCATTTGCACTCATAGAAGGACCAAATTGTATACCTGCTAAAATTTCTTCAAATGTTTTGCCACCTTCTTCTGTTTCTTCTAATTCTTCATCATCATCTGTTGTAGTAGTATCAATATCTAATTCACCTATACCACCTAATTTTTCACTATAATATTTATAAGCATCTTTTTGTGCTTGACCAGATAAACTTTTTACATAATTTAATGCAGCACCTCTAGTTAATGGTCCTACTAATCCATCTATTGGACCTGGGTCAAATCCTGCATTTTTAAGAAATGTTTGTATGTTTCTTATATCATCTCTACTAGATACTTTTGGTTTTTCATCTTCTACAACTTCATCTTCTACAACTTCATCTTCTACAGATTCTTCTTCTTGACCAGTTGGTTTTTCTTGAAATAATATACCAGCATCTACTTGTGCTTGTGGAAATACATCATATGAATAAGAGTTTCCTTCTTTGTCATATAAAATAAATTTATCTTTTTTTTCTTCTTCTTTAGGAGCAATAATTTTTTTAGAAGTTAATCCACCTAAAGCATTGTTGTAATACTCATAAGCTGCTTTACCAGCAGTACCACTTAAACTATTAACATAATTTTGTGCTGCACCTCTAGTTCTTGGTCCTACTAATCCATCTATTGGACCTGGATCAAATCCTAGATTTTTTAAAGTTTGTTGAATTTGTTTTATTTCTTGTCTAGTTGCCATTACTTTATATTAGCTTTCAATCTATTGATTCTTGTTTTGTATTTAGCATCTTCCATAGAACCTGCTGCTTTTGGTACTTGACTATTAAATTGTGATTTAGTATTCATAGGAAATTTTTTCCTACCACCATCACTCATAGCATTAGTGAGAACATCTAATAATCCTGCTGCTTCTTTATTAACTATATTTTCTGGTTGAAATTGACCAGTAAATCCTGCTTGATCAAAATCTGGTAAATTAAGAGACTGTACATCTTTATCTATTTTTGCGTATAATTGTTGTTGTTTCTTAAAATAATCCATAGCAATATTTATGTATTTATCTACTGTTACACCTGTTGCATCTTTTTTATTTTTTATAGAATCAATACCATTTGCTTTTGCATTAAATGCAGTTTTTCTTCCGTAGAAATGTGCAATAGCTGCAAGTTCCCAAGAACCTAAATCATTATAATTATTATTAAAATGCCATTTAGCAACAGCATCTTGTACTCTTGGATCTTCAATATTTGCATCTTCAAAACCTTTTACTTTACTTCTGTACCAATCCCAATGTTCACCAGGTAAAAATTGATAAGCACCATATGCACCTGTTGCAGGATTAACTTGGTTGTAATCTATTTTTCCACCACCTTCTGTAAGTGCGATTGCTATTCTAAATGCTTCTAGTTCTCTTTGATCTGCCATATTATCTCCTTGTACCGAGAATAGTACCAAGCATATTGCGACCAGTTGTTTGTATATCAGCGTTAGCTCCTAACCTATCTTTTTCTTTCTGTATTAGATTATTAAAGTTTTCGTATAACCTACCTGTAGGAGATACCTCTTGTAATCCTGTTTCAGATACAACTTCTTGTAATTCTCTATTACCGAAATTACCTGTCTCTAATTCTTTTACAGTAGGTCCTAATGCCTTTTCTTGTAATTCAGCTTGTTGCTGTGATTGTAATGTTGCATCTGCATAAAACTGTTCTGCTAATAATGTTAATTCATATCCTTTAGGTTGTCTGCCTAAATTTTCTGTAAATAAGTTTCTAATTCTTGTAGATACTTCTGCATAATCAGGTGGTAAAAATACTGATACTTCTTCTCCACTTGGTAATGGTTCGTTTTGATACAATAATAACGATTCATTCCAAGCAATATCTTTTTCTCCAGACTTCACGCCTATTCTATTTTGTCTGCCCAATACTAATCTCATAGCACTAGCAGTAGCAGAATCAAAATCTCCTGGTGTGAAACCACCTCTAGCAAGTAATCCACCTTGAATTAATCTAGCCTGTAATCCATATAAGTCCTCTACTGGTAAATTAGCAAAGATATTATATTCATCACCTTCTCTATAAAAATCTGTATCAGCAGGATTTCTTGGTGTATAACTACTTGGTAAACCACCTATAATACCTGGTAAAGCATCAGCACCAAATCCAAATAAACCTGCAACATCAAAATCATCTATTCCACCTGCACCTGTCTCTAAACCTGCATTAATTAATGCGTTATTTACTTTTGCTGCATCTAATCCTTTTGTAATAGCAAATGCTTGTATGTCATCAATAGTTCCCATCATTTTCATTTCTTGAATATCATTCTCTGAAAGAATTGGGTTTTGTCCAGCTAAACTATCTTGTTCTACTAATGCTTGTACAAATTTATCTATATCATTCATTTACATACCTAATAATTCTATATCTGATACTTCTTCTCTTAATTCGTTTTCCAAAATACTATTGTATAAAGGACCAAATTCAGGGTACTCTAATATTAGTTTAGTCGCTAATTCTCGTAAGTATTGTCTTGCTTTTACTAATTCTCTATTTGTTCTAATAGAACTTGGTGCATATCCTCTATTAATAGATTCTGCAACTATAGCATCATATGCTTTTCTATACTTACCATAAGCAATAGCAGCATTATTATTTTTAAGTTTATCTATTGGTGTATAGTCAGATTTTATCCAACCTTGTTTAAAACTAGATGTACGATCTGGTAAATAAGTTTGTCCACCCATTTCTTGTAATAAGAAATCTGTATCTGGTTTATCTACTTCAAAACCAGCATCTTGTCCATAACCCCAGTATTGATTCATTAACTGTGATTGTTTTGTCCATTTAAGTAACTGTGCTGTTTTAGTATTTGTATTCATAAGAGTTACTCCACCTACTTTTGTATTACGAATAAAGTTTTCATAAGCAATAGAACCTAACAATCTATTCTTTGCTAGTACCCATTGTTCAGGTGTTCTTGGTGCTAATGTTCCTTCTTCTAGTGCATTAAGGTAAGCATCATAACTAAACTCATTATCTACATCAGTTGGTGTTAAATAAAATGCAGTAGAGTTGAAATCATCATACAAGTCTTTATTTTGTCTTGCCCACTCTGCACTAAATACTGTTGCTGGTCTTGCTACTACAGACCTAGATTTAGAAGTAAGCATAGCAGTTGGATCAACTCCAAACTCTTGTATAAATCTTTGTGTTGCACCATAATCATCTCCATCAGCAGCAGCTTTATAATCTCTGTATGTATCTGCTAATGCTTCAATAAATAATGATTTACCTGATTTCTCTGTTACAGACCATAGTGGAGAAGCAGCACCTGTTGGTCCTAATAATTGTGATGCTCCTCTAATAATAAATATTTTTCTTGCATAATTTGTTGCAAGTTCTAAACCACTTTCTGCACCTTCAGGTGTACTGTCATCAATAGCACCTGCATAAGTTAATGCTTTGTAAGTATCTATAACTGTATTATTAAATAATCTATTTAGTTCTGGACTGCTTGTTCCACCTGCTTGATATGCTTGATAAAACTTTTTAAGCCAAGCAGGAAATGGTACTGCACCTTCTATAAAACCTCTTGGTGGTGAAAAGTCTCCAAATATAAATTGATTTATTGCACTTTCTTCTGGTAAGTTTTTTCTGAAATAACTAGCAGGTACTCTAATAATAGGTCCTATGCCAGGCATAACATCTGCTACTAAGTTTACAGATGAAACATACACAGGGAATGATGCTTCTACACCTGTATCTTGTAATTCAGGAAACATCCATTTCTGTATTAATCCTGTTCCAGGATAAGCAAATACTTCTTCTCCATTAACTGGATTAGTGTAAAAGAAACCTCTTTGTCCTGTTGGGTCTGCTAGTGGGTTAGGCTCACTACCACTTTGTACTAGCTTGTTAAGATTTACTAAGTTTTTTCCACCAGCTTTATTTGTAATGTCTGACCAAGTTTTAAAGATTTCAAGATATGCTTCTAAGAAAGGAAAAGCAAATCTAAGTGAATCACCAACAACTGTTCGTTCTGATATATCGTAAAGTAGTTTTTTAGTTTGTGTCAAAGCATCAGAAGCAATCATCTTGTCATAAAGCTGTACATCTGTAATAGCTTCTTTAGGTCCTGAATATCCTGCACTATTTATTTTTTTTAAGTAACCATCTAATATTGGATCATACTTAGTAAATTCTTTTAATGAAGTATTTGCAATATTAATCATTTCATCTCTAGCATCTTTACCTAAAAACTCTATAGTTTCTGATACACGCTTCCAATACAATCTTCTAAAAGCAGGAGATCGTGATAATTTATTTGTTTGTACTGACATTAAAACTTCAAAGGCGTTATTAATTGTTTTTTGATATAGACTTTCAGTTTCAAATGTTGGTGCAATATAACCTCTTGTAAGACCAGGCAATTCATCATAATATGTTCCTAAGAAAGAATTGACTAAATCATCTTGTGCTTCTTTAAATAAAGGTGCAACAACTTTTAAATCTTCATCTGATATTTTTCCTTTAATATAATCATCAGCTATTTGTTCAAAATCTTTTTCACCTAATTTCTTTTTAATTTTTTCAGTTTTAGCTTTTGATTTTGCAATAGCAGCACTTGCAAGAAAATCCATTGATTTACCCTCTTTAGTAATAAATTTACCTTTATTTGCAACCATTTCTAATAATTGCTGACTTGCAGAACTTTGAACCCAATTCAATGCACTTGTTGCTGGATCTGTAAATACTTTTCCACCAAGAGATGATTGAACATTTGCTCTTAAATAATATACATACTCTAAAGCAACTTCATCAGATTGTAATGCTTTATTAAATGGATGGGATTCTTCTCCTACAACTTTTGCTAGTCTTTCTTTTAAATCTCCATTTTTTAATCTATCTGCAAGTTTTCTATATTCTTGTTGCTTTTGTAATGGTGTTAAAGCAGATGCTTCTATTTTTGCAATATCAACAACAGCATCATCATTAATCATTTGATAAATAGTTCTAACTACTGCTTCGTTATAATTTTTATCCCCTTTACCAACATTTTGCCATCTAGCAGGATTAACTGCTTTTCTTCTCATTGTTCTTACATTGTTTAATCCTGTTAGAGCATCTTGATACGCTAAATCTGATGCAAAAGAACCACCTGCTGCTTCACTAGGTAGTAATGGATCAACACCTTTTCTAAGTTTTCCTGCATCTTCTGTACCAACAGAACGACCAAACATTCTAGCAACTATCTGTATTGGTGCTAATGGTGCAAATGTTAAACCTCTTGCTGCAAGTCTTATTTGTTCTTCACCAATAACTTTTACAGTCCAAGCTGGTTTTAACAAAGCAAGTGGTTTGAATATATCAGAGTTATACCAATCTAAAAATTGTATAAATGCTTCTGACTTCTCTCCACCAATTTGATCTACTAATTTAGTAAGATTACCTCTTTTTAATTTATCACTCATTTGATTAGCAGCTTTTATTACTTTGTTAAGTTCTGGTAAATATATTGTGTTATTTATTTGTGTACTGAATAATGCTCTTGATACTGTACTAACAGTTTCATCAGGAACTCCATTTGCTTTTAATATTTCATTTATTGGAAATTTATTACCTTGTCCATCAATACCATAAACTCCTTTATTCATATCGGCAGCAATATTTGCATCATCATTGAATTTTCTTGAAATATTAGTAGCTGCTTTTGCTACAGATTCTTTTACACCTGAATCAACTAATGCTTTATACATATCTCCTTCAAGCCAGTCTGCTACAACTTTGTTTAAACTTGCACCAATGTCGCCACCTTTACCATAAGCATCTATAGCATTATTTAATAGTTTATTAGCAAGGTTAGTTCCTTCTGCTGATTCTTTTAAGAACGCTTTAGATTGTAAACCAAATCTATATAAATCTCTTAATGCTCCAGCAGAATCATTAGCATCTACTAATCTTCCAAATGATGGTGCAAAATATAATTGCATAGCTTTTTGTAATCCATTACCACGAATAACTTGTGGTACATACATATTAGAAGCATCAATTAATCTTGCTGATCCAACACCTTCTGCTTTATCTAAACCTTCTCTTATCACTTTTTCTGATAAGAAATCATCTAATATTTTTTCTGCATTTTTATCATATGTTGTTAAGTTATTATCTTTTATTGTTTTCTTTAAATCTGCAAAAAAACCTGCATCAGTTATTGATTGTTTTGTACGAGTTATTATTTCAAAAGGATTGTCTGCATTTTCAAATAATAACTGTTTAAAATCTTTACCTTTTTTACCTGCAAGATATTGTTGTAATGTTGGTCCGTGAAATGTACTTCTTATACCTCTAGTAATTACACCTGCATCATCTAAAACTTCTGCTGCTTTAAACATTTTACTAGCTTGTCTTGCTTGACCAATACCTAGTGTTACCCAGTTTTCTGGTGATGCTATTTGAAAACCAAAGTCTAATGCACCAGTAGCAAACTGTGCTTGTTTAGTTCCAGGTTCGTACAATTCATATAAACCTAATTCTTGAAATACTTTTCTACCAGGAGATACAGAAGGATTAAGTCCTGCGTTTTTAAATTGCTGACCTAATTCACCTTGAAACTGTACAATGTTTTCTGCTGTCTCTCTAGCTTCGACATCTATTTGTTCTCCAAGTACATTATCTAATACATATTGTCTTGCTTGTATTGGGTCATAACCTGATGCAACTAATCTTTTGTATTCATCTGTATCAGAAGGGTCAGTAGATAGTTTTAACCAACCTCTACCCAAATCAAATTGTTCGCCTGATCTAATTGCTTCCAACATTTTAGGAGTTCTTAATGTACCCTTAACTGCTTGTTTGTAAGCATCACTAAAAGACATATCTGGATTTTGGTCTTGTAATTCTTCTGCTCTAGCAAGTGCAGGAAATATAGCTTCGTATATATCTACAAATCCTGTAACAGCACCTCTAACTGTTGGTTTAAGTATATTGTCTATAGGACTACCAATAACTTGAAAAAATCTATTGTTCTTTACTTGATTAGCTAATGGGTTTTCTCCAACAAATCTTTTAATTTTATTAAACTGTGTTTCTCTTTGTAGTTCTATTTTTTTAGCAATATCAGTTAATCTATTGTCATTAAAACCTAATCCCATTTTTGCAGCAGCAGCAATAACACTAGCTGGTAAGTTAGGATAAGAGTTTGCAATACTTGCTGCTCTTTCTGCTTCTTCTTGTGAAACTACTGGAGATACATCTTGTTTAGATTGTAACTCTAATTGGAAGTTGTCATCAAACAAATCATCATCAAAACCAAAATTTTTAATGACCATTAGTCAAAATCCACCAACTGAAGTAATGCAATATCGCCTGTCATAGCGTACATCTGATATATTAAATCATTTACATTTTGTTCTGGTGGTATAGCAGGTCCTGGACCTGGACCAAAATCTAATCCTGCTGTAACAGGTTCATTAATTCTTTGTGTTCCACCAAAAACATCTACATTAGGCATTGGTCTCCTCATAGCAGGTTGTGCTTGTGGAGTAGTATCTTTTGGTAATGGTGCAGCTTGTTGCTGTTGTGTTAATGCTTGTTGTTCACCATAAGGCATACCAGGTATTCTTCTTACAGCTTGTGTATTGTCTTGTGTATTTCGTGCTGGTGGTGGAACATTTAATGCTCTCCTATCAGTACCTTTGTTACTAGAACTCCTCGTTGCCATCTTGCTCCTCATCATCATAATACATAAAAGTTGAACTGATTATCATATAACCAAAAGGAAACACCATTGGTGGCATTTCATCTTTAAATATTCTTGGTTGGAAAACTTCTTCATCCATTAATATATCATCACCAAGTTCATCAACATCACCTAATGAGTTGTGTACTATATCTGCAAATTTTTTATTAATTGACATTAGCCACCTAATCCTTGTAGTAACTGTGCTATGCCTGGTGGTGGACCCTGTGGTGGTAAGGTCGCACCCCCAAGCAATTCTTGTTCTGCCATAGGTATCTCTGGTTCTTCTGCTGTAAAGAATTTATCCAAGATATTTTGCATATCATCTGGATTTTTTCTTATTTGTACAACAGCCATAGTTGCCTTGGCATCACCCTGTTGGGCTTGTGCTAACAATGTGTCAAATAAAACTTTATCTGCTTTTTCTTTTGTAATTCTTTCGTTTACTCTAACAAGGTTATCTAATCCATCTAAGTTTTCTTGTAGAGTTTGTGTGTCTATGATACCAGCTTGTAGTAACTGTAAACCTGTAACAATTTTTTGTGGTTCATCATAACCAGCCATAGCACCATACACTCTGCGTGTCTTGTATGATCCTTGTATGTCAAGTGATGGATTGTATGTTTCAGAGTAAAATTTATTATCCATATAACCAGATAATGCTTTTGTCTTACCACCATACATTTTCTCATCCCACTCTAATCTCTTAGAATCAATCATCTCTATAGCATCAGCCATAACAGTATGATATTCTCTAATCATTAGAGACATACTTGCACCTAGTTCTTCTAATCCTCTACCAGTTGCGAAGCTAAGTGGAGACTGTGAATCATCAGAAACAGGGTAAGAACCACCAACACGAAGTTGTCGTTCTATTCTATCTATCTGTTGAAAAATTTGATAAGGAACATTTGATGCAGGTTTACTGACTTGTGTACCTGGCGATAAATAGTTTACAGCGAATCTACCTTTACGATATTGTCCTGATTCTATCTCACCAGATATGTTTGTTTCTGTAAAGACTGCATCTTCCATAGCTATTATTGACATCACATTAATCTTTGCCATTGAAGCCATAAGACCTATGATTTGGTCATACTGTCCTTGCAATCTGTCAAAGGCAAATTTCTTACCAATAACAAATGCTGGACCACTATCAAGTGGATTTGGTATGAAGTCAAGAATAGTTCCTGATGTCATATGGAATATGTATGTACCTTCCATATTGTAATACTCTGCTATCAAGTCACCATCTCCATTACTGTTAGCCCAAGAGCCATTGTATGAATCTGTATACGCAGAAGCATAAGCATTACCTACACCAAGAATGTTTGTGTTATATGCATCTTTTTCTTTAGACATAATCTTGTCTTTTGCATTTGGATATGTTCTAGCAAGTGCTTCTTTAGGAACTCTACGAATAATTGCCATTTCTTTTGGTTGTTGATCTGCACCAAAATATCCAGGGAAACAGTTGTAAGGGTCACGAAGTTCTGCTATTGGATAAGGAACACCATTTGCATCTTTCTTCTCTCTAATAACCCATACAGAAAAACCATAACCAGGTAGCCATCTACCTACTTGTGGCATTTGTAAATCTAATTTTTGTACCTCATCATACGCATTAACTATGCGACCAATCTTTTCTGCTTTATCTCTTGCTCGTGCAGAATCTTTACCATTAGGTACATCTACTTTTAAGTTTGGAATACGACCTATCTTTTGTGCTAAGTGTTCTAATCCTGACATCATTAAGTTAGGCACAGGAATTTGATAATCTTGGAAACCTTTAAGCTGGTCACCTAACAAAGCAAGAATACCATCAGGTCCACCATTCATAATGGCACGAACACGACCTCTAGTGCTATATGCACTTTGATTGTCAAAGTGTAACTGTGTAATAGCGTATTGTATTTCTTCTGGTGTCATTATCCCCAAGGACTTTCGTTCATATCAGTTAAATTCCATTCTCCAAAACTAGGCTTATAATCTAATCCTACCTCAGCTAATCTTTCTTTTTGCAATCTTCTTATAACTCTCATTGGAAACCAAGAAGCCATAACAACATCACTCTTGTTATTTCTACCAGATTGCTTATTAGCACCTGTAGAAAAATAAATTAGTTGCCTACGATATATATTACTCTTAGTTTCGCTTTCTGCACTACCATAAGGCAAAGAAATTAGTTCTTCTCTAAATAACTCTCTCATACTTCCTACACCGAATATAGGATCAAATTTGTTTTTCTGTGTCTGATGTCCTTCTAAGTAAATACCCATTCTTGCACAATACTCTTTTAAATCTTTATCTTGTCGTATTGCTCTCTGAAAACCATTCTCCTCTATAACCCAATGTGCAAGATTATATTTCTCGTACCATTTTTTTAT